CTTCTCCTTCATTAACTATGGAACAAAAAAGAGAACAATATCGAAATATTTTAGGAGAGACTGCGGCTGGTTTTACAACCCAAAATGTAGCCCAATTTAATCCTATGGGAACAATGCCTGGTGGTGATCTCCCCTCTGGTGAATTAAGTATGAATCAAATAATGGGTTTAATGAGTAAATAATGGCTATTAAACAAACTAACATATTCCCTATAGACTTACAGCCTAGGAATGCTGTTGGTTTGTCCTTTCCATTCTCAAACTCAGCTGTATCTGGGTCTATACCTTTTAAATTAAATTATACTACTAGAGATCAAATAAAATCTAATATAATAGTTTATCTATCAACTAATAAAGGTGAACGTCCTTTAAATCCTAATTATGGGGGAGGATTAAAAAATTTTTTATTTGAACAATTAACTTCAAACACATTTATAAATGTTGAAGATGTTATAAGAAAAGAATTAGCTTCTCAATTTCCTCAAGTTAATTTAAAAAAAATAGAAGTGTTAGGATCTCCTGATAGCAATACTTTAACTGTAGTTTTGACTTATTCTGTTTTTAATAATGAAGTAGATACTTTAGCTATAAATTTTAATCCATAATAATGGCTGATAATAAAATAAATAGAGATATAAAATATATTAATAGGGATTTTGATTCCTTAAGGTCATCTCTTATTGAATTTTCTAAAACCTATTTTCCAACTACCTATAATGACTTTGGCCCAAACTCTCCAGGATCAATGTTTATTGAGATGGCTTCTTATGTAGGGGATATTTTATCTTTCTATTTAGATAACCAAATACAGGAGACTTTTTTACAATACGCTCGCCAAGAACCTAATTTATATGATTTAGCTTATATGATGGGTTATAAACCTAAAGCCACAGGAGTAGCAGTTGTTGATATAGATATCTACCAAAAAATCCCAGCTAAAAATGTTGGAGGAACTTATGTACCTGATTATGATTATGCTTTACTAATTAGTGATAATACTATTATAGGTTCTAATACTGGTAATTCTACTAGATTCTTAATCCAAGATCCTATAGATTTTTCATTTTCTTCATCATTAGATCCCACTACAATTACAGTTTATGAGGTGACTGGAAATGATCCTTCATCTTTTCTTCTTAAAAAAACACGTAAAGCTATTTCAGCTACCCCTAAAACAACAACATTTACTTTTACTACAGTTCAAAGATATCCAACTGTAACAATTAATGAAGCTAATATAGTAGGAATATCAAGTATTGTAGATAGTGATGGTAATGAATGGACTGAAGTTCCTTACTTAGCTCAAGAAACTGTTTTTAAACCAATAAAAAATAAAAATCCATTTGGGCCTGATCCTAATGCTCAATCTGATTTAAATGAAGTACCTTATATTCTAAGTTTAGAAAAAGTACCAAGAAGATTTATAACTAGATTTAAGTCTAAAACCCAACTAGATATTCAATTTGGAGCTGGAACTAACCAAAATAATATTAATGAGGTTATAATACCTAACCCTGATAATGTAGGTATAGGATTACCATCATCTCAAGATAAATTAACAACAGCTTTTAATCCTTCTAATTTTTTATATAGTAATACTTATGGTATAGCTCCTTCTAATACTACTTTAACTGTAACTTATTTAATAGGAGGAGGTGTAACTGCTAATGTTGAATCTGGTGTTATTAATACTATTATTAGTGCTAATATTAGATTTCAAAACTCTAATTTAGATAACACCTCAAATCTAGCTCAAAATATATTTAATTCAGTTCTAGTTTTAAATCCTTCCTCAGCCACAGGTGGAGATGATGGAGATAATATAGAAGAAATTAGAAATAATGCTTTAGGTAATTTTGGAACCCAATTAAGAACCATAACACAAGAAGATTACCTAGTCAGATCCTTAAGCCTCCCTTCCCAGTATGGAACTATAGCTAAAGCTTATATTGAACCTGAAAAACTAGAGAATCTTTCACCAGGTGAATCTCCATCATCATTAAATTTATATATTTTAAGTTATAATGCTGATAGACAATTAACAATAGCCTCACCAACTTTAAAACAAAATTTATCTACCTACCTTTCAGAATATAGAACTATAAATGACTCTATTAAAATTAAAGATGCTTTTGTAATTAATATAGGTGTTGATTTTGATATTATTGTATTACCTAATTTTAATAGTAACCAAGTAATAACAGATTGTATAATAGCTTTACAAAATTATTTTAATATAGATAATCAACAAATTAATCAACCTATTTTATTAAGAGATATATATGTTCTTTTAGATCAAATTAAAGGAGTTCAAACTGTTGATAGTGTTAAAATAACTAATAAAAATGGTTTAGCTAGTGGTTATTCTCAATATGCTTATGATATAAGTGGTGCTACATTAAATAATGTTATTTATCCTTCACTAGATCCTTCAATTTTTGAGGTAAAATACCCCAATGTTGATATTAGAGGTAGAGTTAAAACTTTATAATTATGGCAGTATATAAAATTTTTCCAACAAAAGATACCACTATATATTCAAGGTATCCTGTTAAAAACACAGGATTAGACTCTATTATAGAAGCTATAGCTGATTTTTCAACAGGCACTGCTCATGTTAGTAGATATTTAATACAATTTTCTCAAGAAGAAATTGATTCTATTATAGACAATAAAATTGGTACTTCTTCTTTTAAGGTTAATCTCAAAAATTATATCTCTAATATTGAAAATCTTAATCTTGACACAACATTAGAAATATATCCCCTATCAGGATCTTGGGGAATGGGTACAGGTAAATTTAATAGTAATCCTGAAATTGACAATGGATGTAGTTGGATTTATAGAACCTACTCTGGATCTAATGCTTGGACTACTTCAAATTTTTCTCCATTTGTGACTTCTTCTTATAACACTGTAGCTGGTGGGGGAACTTGGTACACTGGTTCCTCTTTAGGATTAAATATAACTCAATCCAAAATTTACAGTTATCATAGTTCTAAAGATTTAGATATTGATGTTACTAACACTATAAAAACTTGGTATAGTTCTTCAAAAGGATTAGGAGGATTTACCAATGATGGGTTTATCCTCAAACAAAGCTCAGCTGATGAGTTTGTAAATAGTTTATCAAAACAGGCTAAATTACAATTCTATTCTATAGACACTAATACTATATATCCTCCTGAACTTCAATTTCAATGGAATGATTTTTCTTATATAACTTCATCAGCTCAATCTACTATTAATACAACTCAGATGGTAGTTACTTTAGCTAATAATCCTATTGAGTTTAGAAGATCTGAAGTATATAAATTTAGATTAAATTGTAGACCTGAGTTTCCTCCTCGTGTATATCAAACCTCTTCAATTTATACAACTAATTATTATTTACCGATAACTTCATATTACGCTATAAAAGACTTGGATACTAATGAGTTTATATTTAACTTTGATGATACTTACACTAAGATAAGTGCTGATAATTCAAACAGCTATTTTACTATTTATATGAATGGTTTAGAACCTGAAAGATATTATCAAATTTTAATAAAAACTGTATTAAATGGAGAGACTATAATTTTAGATGATAATTATTATTTTAAAATTATTAACGGATGAAACAAGTAGGTTTAAATAAAATAGTTTATGATAAAGCTAAATATGGGAAAACTATTAATAATCAATTTAATGAGTTAATCCCTCCAACAGAAGAACCTGCTCCTCCTCCTATAACAGTTGATCAGTTTTTTCAAAATTATAATGAAATATTCTATGACATCCCTAAAACCGGAGATATAAATTCTCATGAATACTTAATCAGACAAAGTTCAGAATATATTAACGCAGATGTTATTAATAATGATATAACTGCTTTATTAGAAGAAATAAATAATTTAAGAAGAGAATTATTTGAATTAGAAGAGCAAAGACTTAGAGAACAAACTCAAAATATTCAAGATGCTATTAATAATGCGAATACAATTTAATTATGGCTAATACGGTAGTAACAAAAATATCAACTTCTGTTTTTGAGGAATATACTCCTAAAGATCTTAAATTAATACCTTCTTTTGATACTATATCACAATTTAAACCTAATAGTGACATAGTTGAATTTTCAATTTATAATGAACAAAATTTATTAGAATATATCTCTTATGATTATAAAGATTATTCTATAATTCATGATTATAACGCTGGAGAAAATATAGTATCCACTATTAATATAGACCCTGAAAAAGATGTTTTAAAAGCAGGATTTGAATATGGTAACTATACAGCTGTTTACAATTTTATAAGAAACGAACTAAGTTCTTCTCAGTCTTTACCTTTCTTCTTACAAGAAATTAGTTCTGATAGAACTGAATTGAGATTAGCTAGTAATAATTTATCTAATCAAGAAATTGAATTAGTTGTAAATTCTTTTATTAATGAATTAAATAACTCACCCTATTTTGAAGATTTTCATTTAAATTTTGGTAATAATAATATTTTTATAGCTAATAATATAGCTCTTGATAATTCAAATGAAAACCAATATACAGTTTTAATTAAGTTATATGAATCTTTAGATATTCAATTTGATTTAAAGGACACATTATGGATTGTACTTCAAACAGCAGAAGCTGTATCTTTTAATATTAGATTTGCCCCTAGAATAGTTGAAGCTGAACCTTCTCCCCAATTAAGAGGACCAAATTTTGAGATTCAATTAAAGGATGTTATTAATAATTCTACTCCTTATGAAAATTTAACTTCTTTAACAACTACTATTTTAACTTCTTCTTATAATGAGTTACAAAATATACTAGCTCAAAAAGGAATAACAGTTAATATTGATTATAGTGATTTTAATAATTTTGTTTACTTTTCCTCAGCTGAGGAAAGAATAAGAAATTTTTATTATAAAGTAAGTTTAATTGAAGAATATCAAAATGAGATTAATGTTTTAAACTCATTAAATCCCACTGACAATTCTTCAAATGTCCTATTACTTGAAAAACAAATAGAAAATATTATTAAAAATTTTGATGGGTATGAATATTACCAATATTACTCATCAGGATCATCTGATATATATCCTAAAACTAATTCTACCCCTCCTTATATTTTAACTCCAACAGGCAGTGCTTCTTCTGTAAGTTGGTTATCAACTCAGTCTACTTTAGGCTTAGAATATGACACTGAAAATTTTGATAGACTAGTTAATAACTTACCATCTTTTGTAAAAGATGACAATACCAATACTCCCTTCTTTTTGTTCTTAGATATGGTTGGGCAGCATTTTGATAATATTTGGGTCTATACAAAAGATATATCAAATAGATTTGACGCTGATAATAGATTAAATTATGGTATATCTAAAGATATAGTAGCTAATGCTATTCAAAGTATGGGAGTTAATTTATATCAAAACAACTTCTCATCAGATGACTTATATTCAGCTTTATTAGGTATAAACGGCTCTGGAAGTTTATTACCTCCTACTGGGTCTGAGATAATAACCAATTATATTACCGCTTCATCGGATATTACTAAACTAGATGATATAAATAAAGAAACTTATAAAAGAATTTATCATAACTTACCTTATTTACTTAAGAAAAAAGGTACAGTTGAAGGTTTAAGAACTCTAATTAATATATATGGTATCCCTGATACAATATTAAGAATATCTGAGTTTGGAGGTAAAGATAAAGATAATACAAATGATTGGGATTATTT